ATAAGAAGTTTCTAGAGACAGATTACGACACCCTGATCATTTTTGAAGATGACATCTTGGTGAGCAAAAATTTTAAAGAGATTGTCACCATGTACATGCAGGAGTTAATGCCCATCTGGGACTTCTTCTCATTCTTTGTTCCAGATGATTCTCTGTTCGCCTACAACGAGCCAATGCATGATCTCGGTGAGGAGTTTACTTGTCGCTCATACCAGCAGTGGTCATGTGCAGGATATGCAGTCAGTCGCAAAGGAGCACAACGAGCAGTTGAGGATGTGGAATCACGAGGCATCAACTGCCCAATTGACTGGTACATCTTTAACTTCCGCATGAAGAAGGAAGAAGATCAGATGACCTTCAATACCTTCACAGTAAAGCCTGGTGTATACCGCCCCATTAAATTCTTACAAGAGGCAGCACAAGTCAGCCAGATACATCGGGGTAGTACAGAACTGCTTTAGTTACATTCCACCAAAGAGAAGAATAGTGACTGTAGGGTTCGCAGATTCTTGACCGATAGTTCCTTGAGCACCCAGCGTTCCTTGAACGCCTTGTGGACCGACTGTACCTTGCGTTCCCTGTGTGGCAATACTCTGCACACCCTGGGTTCCTTGAGTACCTTGCGTTCCCTGTGTACCAGTGGTTCCTTGAACTCCCTGAGTTCCCTGTGCACCAACGGTACCTTGAACTCCTTGGGTTCCTTGTGTACCTTGTACACCCTGCGTTCCATTAGTTCCCTGAGTTCCTTGGGCTCCAAGAGTTCCTTGGGTACCCTGGGCTCCAACGTCACCCGTACGAGCAAAGGTAATTAATACTCGGTCATTGTCAGTTAAGGTGCCGTTGCCAGAAACATATGCCACAACGATGTCGTGGTAAGAAGTCTGGTCTGTCATAGACGCGATCGTGTAGAGTGCAAATATGGTGTTGTCAGTCTTCTTAGTTACCTTTACGTGACCCTTGATGGTAGATGTTGAATCGTCAATGGTCTGTAGGTAGTTGTGAATGTCTGTATTGTCGAAGTTGTTATCATCAATACGAAGGATAGTTGCACTTGCTAGTGCTGCGTTAAACTTTAAATACTTATTATTAGGGGCGGTAGCAGTTGTATCACTGTCGTAAGAGTAGTCGAATGTAACACCACCAAAAGATCCTTCAAGACCCTGAGTACCTTGTGTACCAGTAGTACCTTGTACGCCTTGAGCACCAAGAGTACCTTGAACTCCTTGCGTACCCTGTGTGCCCTGTACACCCTGCGTTCCATCGGTACCTTGGGTACCTTGAGCACCGTTAGATCCTACAAAGCCTTCAAGACCTTGAACTCCCTGTACACCCTGTACGCCTTGCGTACCTTGGGTTCCTTGGGTTCCTTGAATTGAGAGGCTCTGTACACCTTGCACTCCCTGAATTCCTTGCACACCTTGTACGCCTTGTACGCCTTGAACTCCCTGTACACCTTGAGTTCCTTGCGTACCTTGGGTTCCTTGGACTGTCGGTACAGACACGTCGATGCCTTGTACTGCAGCGTTGTATGTAAAAGTGATGTTATTTAATGTTCCACGATTAATAATCGTGCCGAGTTCTGCAGCAGTCAGGTACTTGTTAGCAGAGCCTTCTGTAAGATCATCGGTAGTATCTAATGCGCTACTACTAATAAGGCTTGCGATATCGTCTTCATCGAGGAAATAAGGAAGATCGCTGTATACAGTATTACCACCTACACCAACCTTGAACTTACCAGTGTTGGTCTCAAAACCAATTTCACCAGCAGCGAGGACTGGATCAGAAGTGCTCCACTGAGTAGCAGTTCCACGGCGTACTTGGATTCTAATTGCCATTAAGCGTTTCCTCCATCGAAGGTTGTTTCAAAGTCAGTTGTTGATGGTGCTCCACCGTCCAGGTCATCTGGCTGTGCTGAACCAACAATTCCACCGTCTTCTGTTACTGGTTGAATATTTGGCAAAAATTCTAGCCAACTTACTCCGTTGTACACGAAGAAACTCTGGCTAAGAGAATTAAAGTAGACGTCACCATCGTACCGTCCAGCAGGTTCGACGCTGCTGGACAGTACGTTGATAGGGACGAGTGCCTTTTTGCTCATGTATTACGCCTTGACTACCACTCTGTATGACTGAGTTGTAACTGGGGCGATTGCAAATCCGATTGTGACTGTGTTAGTTGTTACGTACACAATGTCAGTTACAACTTCAGCCTTTGTAGTGGTATCCCAGACTGTAACCATGATGTCTGTAGTACCTAGGTTGTGTGTAATTGTGAACTGTGTAGTTCCAGTTGCTCCACCGTTTGTTGAATCTCCAGTTATGGTCTCTGCATAAGTTCCGAGTTGACCAGAGATACCTTGAGCACCAGTTGTGCCTTGGGCTCCTGTAGTTCCCTGTGTACCTGTTGTACCCTGGGCTCCAGTTGTACCTTGTACACCAGTAGCACCATCAAGGTTGATAGACCATGCAGCGTATGTTCCTGAACCTCTAACGTCATTGACGTTCACAACGAGTGTGTTAGTTCCTGATGTGTAACTTACTACAGTGGCAGACATGTTGTTGTTTACATCGTAAGCAACTACTACGTCCTGACCAACTGAGTATGAGAGATCAGCATCTGCTAGTACAAAACTTACGTTATTTGCTACCGCAATTGCACGTGAGGTTGTAGAGGTTGTCTTGTAGCGATCAGAGTGTCCTTCAGTACCTTGAGCACCGACAGTGCCTTGGGCACCAACAGTTCCCTGTGCACCTTCAGTTCCCTGGGCACCAACTGTACCTTGGGCTCCGACTGTACCTTGGGATCCGACTGCGCCTTGAGCACCAACAGTACCCTGAGTTCCGACAGTACCTTGAGCACCTTCAGTGCCTTGTACGCCTTGTGCAGCAAGTAATGTCCAGAAGGTTCCTTCTGAAGGAGTATCTCCAACGTTACCGCCATTAGCATTTTTGCGGTACCAAGTCTGTCCTTCGTAAGTTGCTACATCGCCAACTGCATATGGGAGTCCCATATTGTAAGCGCCTGTAAAGTTCCAGAGGGCTGCTGTACCTTGAGTACCTTGGGCTCCGACTGTACCTTGAGCACCCTCAGTTCCTTGTGAACCGACAGTACCTTGGCTACCAACAGTTCCTTGTACTCCCTGTGTGCCTTGGGTTCCCTGTACGCCTTGAGAACCGACAGTACCCTGTACACCTTGAGTTCCTTGGGTTCCTTGGGCTCCAAGAGTTCCTTGGGTTCCCTGAACTCCTTCAGTTCCCTGAACGCCTTGAGTACCTTCGGTACCCTGGGTTCCTTGAGCACCAATGTCACCAGTGCGAGCAAAGGTAAGAAGTACTGGATCTGCCTCTGATAATGAGCCTGAACCACTGAGGTATGTGACATCAATATTGAAGTAAGTGGCTTGATCAACCATCGAGTTAATTGCATACATCGCAAATACTGCAGGGTTAGACTTCTTTGAGATCTTTACGTGACCCTTAATAGGGGATGTAGAGTCATCAATAGTTGCTAAATATGAAGAGATGTTTGTTGTATTTACATCTTCATCATCAATTAATAGTTTTGTTGCAGATGCAAGTGTGTTGTTAAATCTAACAATACCTGACCCTGGGTCTGCAATAGACGTGTCAGTGTAGTAAGCGTACTCAACAGTTACACCACCGAATGATCCTTCAGCACCTTGTAAACCTTGTTCACCTTCTAGACCTTGTGCACCTGTAGTTCCTTGAGTTCCCTGGGCACCAAGAGTGCCTTGAGTACCTTGAGAACCAACAGTACCTTGAACTCCTTGAGCACCAAGAGTACCTTGTACACCTTGAGTTCCTTCAGAGCCTTGGACTCCTTGAGTTCCATCGGTTCCCTGAGTTCCCTGAGCACCTTCGGTTCCCTGGGCACCTTCAGCACCCTGTGTACCTAATGTTCCTTGAGAACCTGTTGCTCCTTGCGCTCCTGTAGTGCCCTGAGTACCTTGAGATCCGACAGCACCCTGTGCACCGAGAGTACCCTGTGTACCCTGCGCTCCTAATGTTCCTTGTGTACCTTGAGTTCCTTCAGAACCTTGAACTCCCTGGGCTCCCTCAGTACCTTGGGTACCTTGAGCACCGACATCACCAGTACGAGCAAATGTGAAGAGTAAAGCATCTCCATCAGTAAAGGTTCCGTTACCAGATACGTAAGCAACTTCTACATCAAACCAGTTTGGCGCTGAATCTGTAACGCCAGAGATTGTGTAGAGTGCAAAAGTAGCAGTATCAAACTTTTTAGATACCTTTACGTGACCCTTGATGGTAGATGTGGAGTCATCGATAGTGGTTAAGAAGTTAGAGACATCGTAGTTACCATCAGCAGGATTATCATCCAATGCAAGACGTGTAACTAGAGTTAAGTTTGCGTTGTTAAGGCGAGCATTGTTGTCGCCTGGGTCTGACATTGTTGTGCTGTCGTCGTAGTTGTAAGCAACTGTGATACCGCCGAATGAACCTTCAGCACCTTGAGTACCTTGTGATCCTTCAAGACCTTGAGCACCAACGGTACCCTGTGTTCCTTGAGCGCCTGTTGCTCCCTGTGTGCCTTGTGATCCAACAGTACCTTGGACTCCTTGCGATCCTTCAGTACCTTGAGTGCCTTGTGCACCTTCGGTGCCTTGTGTACCTTCGGTACCTTGCGCTCCTTCAGTACCTTGTACACCCTGTGCGCCAGTAGTACCTTGTGTACCTTGAATGCCTTGTGTTCCTTGAGGTCCTTGTAGACCCTGTGTACCTTGCGTACCTAAACTTCCTTGGGTTCCCTGGGTTCCGTTAGCACCGTCAAGTCCCTGTGCACCAGCAGTACCTTGGGTACCCTGTGCGCCAGTAGTTCCTTGTGTACCTTGGCTTGCGTTGATCCACGCAGTGCCGTTCCAGGTCTTTACAACCTTATCGTCAGTGTCATAGTAAATCTGACCTTCGACTGGGTTGGCTGGCTTGTTAATGGTGGCAAGGTTTTGAATACGAGCATTCTGTAATTCAAGTTTGCCTAAATCAATCGGGGTTAAAAACTTACGGGCCACGGTCTATCTCCTTAAGATATGTAGGCTGTACCTGAGAAAGCGGATTGGAATGAGACCGTTAATGAGTTCGTATTAGTGTACGCAATTTCACCTTCAACAATGTTACCAGCAGAGTCTATAACTGTAACGTTAGGCTTGAAGCCTAAATTATGAGTAATCGTCCAGGAGTTGCTGGCCGATCCTTGCATGTGCTCATATGAGACACGACTAACTGTAAAGTACTTATTTGTTAGACCTTCAGTTAGATCATCAGTGGTATTGATGTCAGAACCACTAATACCTGGTTCACCTTGTGGTCCTTGAGGACCTGCTACACCTTGAGTTCCTGTACCAGTTGTTCCTTGAACTCCTTGTGTACCAGCACCAACAGTGCCTTGAACGCCTTGAGTGCCTCGTGTACCTTGGGCTCCTGTAACTCCTTGAGTTCCTTGAGCACCAGTTACTGCTCCACCACCAGAGCAGGAACCGCACCCACAGTTTGATGCGTGGACAGTTCCTTCAGGTGTTGTTATGAGTACGACGTTGTTAACTGCAATTGGTACCGTTGCAGACCCTGGACGGGTGTACTGATTCGTCATTGGCTTACCTCTTTTGTAACGAAGATTATTCCAGAGACGTAAGTGTGAGTTACACCTTCTGCGTCTGTCAATTGTACATCGTAGTACGATCTTGCAGGAAGTAAACGAGTCTGCTCACCAGTAAGTGAAAGAACCAGTGTTCGTTGATTATCGCCATCTTCAGTGATGTTTGGTTTTGTCACAGTAAACTCAGCAAATACAACTGCTGCACCTGGAAGTGATCTAATCTCTGCCAGTGGGGTTAAGTTGTTTACTTCAAAGTCTAAACGAATAGAGAACTCGTAGTCATCACCTTCGTAGATGTTGAGGTCTTGCACAACAGTTGTTGGAGTTGGTTTGACATTTCCATAGGTAGGGATAGGTAGACGAACCCTTGTCTTAGGGGACTTGTTGTCAATCTCCTGTGGCTCAAATACTGGTACGTATTCATTAGTGGTCTTTGAAATACGACGCAATGAGAACACATCGATCTTGTACAAACCAATGCCAAGTTGTGAACAGAGTTCCTTGTATTGGTTCTTGCGAACTTCAATCATCTGCATCAACTGGCGGTAACGCTCAGAGCGAGGAATCATCACTCCATCTGGCGCTTGAATGTCGATATCAAAAGAGGCATCTGTAGCCAGTGTGTACATGGCTAGAGTAGATGCGTAAATAATTACTGGATACTCTTCTACGGTAGGTAAATTTGCCATAGTCATTGTGCGGCCGTAAGAGTCTGTGTGAAAAGTAGTGTGTTGTGCAAATGCGTCGTCGATATACTGGCAAACTTCAGTCTCTGTAAAGTACTTGAAGTAGTTTCCAGCAACGATAACGACGTCACCTGCTGCTGGAGTGTCGTCAAAGACGATATGCCCTGTTGCTTCTTCAACCTCTACATCAGCAGACACATCTACTCCATCGCTATTTATGGCTAGGTATGCACCGTCAAGAGGAGAGTAGGGAATAAGAAAACGGTTAGTGGTGCCATCAGCCACAAATTGGTAGACGAAAGATCGACCAATGTCACCAAGTTCGTAACGTAGGCGGTTTGACATCGCTGCTAATGTAGCCACTTAACCTCCGTAAAATTACTGTGCCTATCATCTCGTGTAATCAAGATTTACACAGGGCAAAAAAGGCCCAACCCCCAACTGGGAGGAGGGCGGGAACCAGTTGAGGGTCGGACTACTTGTGACGTCTAGTGTTTAGTTAGGACGCCAAATATATCCAAGTTGCTCAAGGTAAGCCGCAAGACCTGATGGTACTCGATACTTAACGCCTGCTTTAAAGGTGTAAGCATTGCCTACTCCGTAAGTCATATCTTCGATGTCAGTGATTGTACGGATGACGACCATGTCACCTGCAGTTGATACTCCAACATTTTCGATCTCGTCTAGTACGAGTGGTGCATCTGGATTCTTAGGATCAAATACATCCTTCTCCAGACTCTCTGCCTCAAGTTGCGTTGCGATTGAAATTTCTTCTGCACGCTTCTTTAACTCTGCTGCGTTCTTCTTTGTTGCTTGCTCTTTAGCACGACCTGTTGCGTCTAAAGGACTTACTGGTGTATTTGCCACGGTATGTATTCTCCTAAAGTAGATTGGTTATTGATGCCTGGGGACCCAGGAAGGAGTAGGGTCCCCAGACATCTGTAAAACTTGTCTTAGTTTGTGTAAACCTTGACGATAGCCTGATCGGTGATTACACCTAGACCCCAGATTGCGTACCATGCAAGAGCGTGCTCACGACCGAAGTCAAGAACTCCACCGTCACGTAGTTCAACTGGAAGAGAGATTGCGTGACCAAATGCGTTGTCACCAATCATGATTGATTCGTAAACTTCAGCACCGTTACCAGTTGCTGATGTTAGGTAACCCTTTTCTGCAGTGAAATCTGCAGACTCTGGGTTTCCACCTGAACCTGGGGCTGTGTTAGCCTTAACAGGAACGCTGTACTGATCTGCTGGAACACCAACAGATGTTGAAGTTGTGTAAGCAGCGTTAACTGCCAACTTCTTAACCTGTGTTGTTTCGATGAATACTACGTCGTATAGACGACCAATTTCACCGAGCATGAAGTTACCTGGAGCAGCGTACTTAGTTACTTCGATGAACTCTGGGTTCGAACGAATGTCACGTGACTGCTTTGGGTGTACGAACTGTACGTATGTCTCACCTAAGCGAGGGATGTTCTTACCAGCAAGGGTAAGAGCAGCATCCTTTACAGCACCTGTTGACAACTTGAAGTTA